CCCTGAGCTGGCGATAAAGGTTTCAATGTCCATTTCCCCGGTACTGAGTGCGACAGTGCGCCAGCGTTTTAAGTCACGATTGCCGCCTTCTTTGGCCCCCTGGAGCTTGCCAACACCGTTAAACAACGTATAGGCAGACTTAGCCACACTATCAGGGTCAGCGCCTTGCCCTACCTCATCCAGTGGCATCAGGCCGTCATTGTGTGCGGCGGCTTCATTGGCAATACCCAGCGCCGTCCCGAACCAGGTCAAACGCAGGGCATCCGGTTCACCGTATAGGCTGCTGGCAATATTGGCCGTAGTGGTTTTCCCTGAGCTGGATTGTTCGTAGAAGTGAATACCGAACCCATCAGCACCGGCAAGGCCAATTAGCGGCGCGGCAAGTGCGGCACCAATCCCCGCCATCATGGACGGATTACCCCGCGCCAACCTTGCCACCGAATCACGCCAACTTTCCGGTGTACCCTTCACTACATACCCGGCAGCGGCGGCACTGCGACCATTGAACAGAACCGGTTTTTCAGGTGTCCCGATGATTTCACCGTCTGGCATGATGTACGCGCCACACTGCCAGCCGGTAGCCTGAGCCACACGCCATATCTCACGGGAACCGCTACGCTGTAGCCAGTCGGCCAATGTTGCCCTAAGTGCGGTTTTCGTAGTCACGTTCACCCCACCCGCCTTTAGCGTGCGCCAGCCCTCACGCTCACCAATATCAGCCAGAGGAATTGCCGCTGTAGTCGGTATATCTTCACCTATCGGTAGCCAGCGAATAATCAGGTATTGGTCTTTATCATCCCTGCCAGTGCCGATCACCTCTAAGGGCGAACATAACCAGCTTTCATTGTTGATAATCTCGCCGCTGTCTTTGTCCACCTTCGGCGTGATCCAATAAACGCCGTCTTTCCTGCTAATAATGTGAGGCTTGAGCGGGTCAGTCTGTTGACGGTCTGTTTTACCGCCCTCTATCGTCTTGAGTTGAGCGGCGATTTCTACCGTTTTCGGTTGATACAGTGATTCAGTAAAAGCGTGTGCGGCGGCTTCCGTGCCATTTTGTTGGCGGTAGTCGTCCCAGTCGGCTTTATGGTGAGTTGGTGGTGTGGCTACCCAACCAGAGACGCAAATAGCGGCTTTTACAGCAGAGATAACACCAATATTCAGTTTGGGCTTACCTTTTTCGTCACATTCCCCCGGCTCGTGCCAGTCGTTATCTGCGGCAATGATGATTTTTGCCAGTGGCCACCGTTCACGACAGACCTTCGCAACGTGAATAAGGTTGCCCTCATCCAACGCGGCCAGTACTACCCCATCATCCAGTAACGAAACGGTAACGCCGGTAGCGTAACCCTCGGCGATCAGCACCGTTACAGGCTGCCCGTCCTCTGTTGGTGACTGGAGCCTGACCGGAATAAACGAACCCTTTTTTGTGGTACCCGCTAATAACCGTTTCGAGCCGTCAGCCTTAATCACCTGTGCGCCGGTAGTGGTGCCGTCCATTGCTTGCAGTACCAGTAACAGTGAGCCGTCACTGAGCAAGGCCTTGGAGGGGCTTGGAAGTCCCTTATTGAGAAGGTATTGAGATTCACCCGATACTGTTTTAGCCACCAGCGCCGCCACCTTGTCAGCTATAGCGATATTGGATTGAGGCTTATCTCTGGCTGGCTTCGGCTCTGGCAAGGGCAGCGCCATCACACCCGCGACCATTTCCGCCGCTGAACGGGCGTCACACTGGTTAACCTTCATCACTAAATCCAGCCCGGTACCCGCGCCACAATGTGAGCAATGGTAGGTTCCACGACCCTCCCGATCATCAAATCGATAGCGGGTTTTACCGCTACAACTTGGACACTCACCCTCGCTACGATTGGTTGGAATATCCAGATACTGGAAAATAGCTTCCCAATGGCCTTTAGCTTTAACTCGGACATCATTAATAAAGTTATCCTTTATCATTTGGGAAGGCCCTCACGCCGCCAAATTTCAAACTGCGCATTTTGTGCATTATCGTTTAGCGCCTCGGCAATTCTTGGCAGGTACATCAAGGCGTTACCAAGTGCACGTAGATCGGCAGATGCTATTTCATCGCTATAATTCTCGGCACCCTGCAACCAGAAAGCCATGCTCCCCATAGCCGTCATACCGGAAAGAATGCCCCGAAAAGCGTCTTCACTCTCGTTATGTAAATCTTTCAACGTATCAGTATCTAACTCTCTATAATCACTTCTTATCAGGCGGTCGTAGATGTCAGCCATGGTTAATTACTCCCGATAAAAGTGAATTCAGCAGTAAATCGCGCTAACGGAATAACGCAGGGTGCGGGATATCCATCACGGTTAAAGGTGACTCGGTTAAAGGCAACGGCTACCACTGTGATATGTAAGCCGTGGCTGTCTTTATAACGGTCATTAGGTAAAGGCTCACGCATGCTTACCATCCTCATTCATCTCCATGACAAAAATAGCTACCGGAGCCGCTAAGTCGCTAGCCAATCCCAATAAGGTTTTTTTATCGGTACCGTCCAGTGAGTCCAGTATGTAGCTCAACGTCATAAGCAAGGTACTTAGCTGATCGGCTTTTCGAGCTACCAGGTCAAGTGTGATTTGATCAGACATGACGCACCTCCCGTATTGCGCCAACTTCCAACATATCCGCCAGATTTTTTGCACGTTCAGCCGCCACGGCTATTAACGATTCAATAAAGCAAGTAGTGCTATCATCACCATTTAGCGAAAGTTGATATGCGCATGCCAGTAAATCAGCAGTCATAACAGCGTGAGTCTGTGGATCTAAGGGGAGCTGGTAGGTTCTACGGGTTAAGTTATGCATGGCACACCTCACTGAGCGGCAGACGTCCAGCGAATACCAAAACGAATCTACCAGCCAGTAGAGAACGGGCTTCCCACTCACTGGTCGCGCTAATTTGTTCGCGGTGGGGGTAGGCCTGAGGATTGGCACGGACAACGGCCAAAAACAGAAAGGTGAAGCGCTGCGGCGCTGTGGTATTATTTTTCATAGCTGCCTCGATAGACTGATTATCTGTGGTGGCTAGCCCTCGCTCAGTACTGGTAATACTGTTCGGGGGCGTTTCTTTTCTGTGCTCCACCGTGCTAAGGTGTACACCTATAAAGAGCAACCATAACGCTATAGGTGTACACATGTCAATAAGAGATAGCCAGTCACGGGGGGCGGGTAAATCTCCCCCTTTCCATATGCGAATCACTCCAGAGTTAAAAGAACAGTTTGAAGCCGCCGCCGCTGCCGCTGGCGTGAGTCTGGCTAACTGGCTAAAGACGTTAGGTAGAAAGGAATTAGAACGCTTAGGTATCGAACCAAAAGGTTGATACATATACCTCCAAAGGGCCGTATTAGAAGTGCTGCCCTTTTTTATTATGAAAAAATCAGTTCTACGGCTATAAACACAAGCCAAAGTGAACATTTTTTTCTGGTCTACAAAGAGGTTAATCATGGCTACCACTCCACCAGCAACAAAATAGACTGATACTTAGAATATTACCGCTGTCGTTTTCAGGCTGAGTTTGACCCCGGCCATTTAAGGCCAGTAACTTTCTCATACTCATTTTTCCTTTAAACTATTGCGGGTTCTTTTGGATATAAATCAAGAATGACGTTTATTTCACCCTGTGTTAATTGCTGGTGGCCTTTAATAATTGCGTTACGATTCACCAAATCAATAATGCACATAACGTCACGTCGGCTATTAATCCGGTAGCGATAATGATTGCCTATACCGTCATTATTTATTTCGTTGATTCGCTCAAGTTGAATATTCAATAACCGTTCAATTTCAGTTGCATAATTCCGTCCGGAGGAAAGGTGGCAATAACGTAATATTTCGTTTTCAGTAAATCCATTAACACCAGAACTCAGCATATAAAGCCGTGCGCGGTGCTTCTTTGGTATTTTTCTTGACATATTTCACCTCACGCAGACTGACGAACTGATGCCAAGTAGGAATCGAGATCGACTTTCAGATAGATGGTTTTTTTTCGGCCTACCTTATAGAAAGGAATTTTTACCCGGCCTGAACTGTGCCAGTTAGCCAATGTGCGGGGACTAATACCGATGTAATCCGCTGCCTCTGGACGAGTCATTTTTTCTTTCGGAGATGGTAGTTCGTTCATAGTGCTTCACCGTGTTAGTTAGGTAACGACAGTGATAACTATGGGGTAACAAAATGCTGATGAATACCCAGTATAACCGGCTATGCGGGGTGCGTAACCGGCTATGCCCCCTCAGAAAGAATAAGGGTGAAGCTGGTATATACTTTCGGTTTAGGCGGCTGAATACCTTTCTCTTTAATCCATTCACCGAGACGATCAATACTTACCCGTCCACTAAAATGTTTATGTAGATTTTTACACATGGCACCCTTGCTTGCTCCTGGATATCTTTTCCATGTCAATATCGCTATACGAATCGCTTCCGCATAATGGGGATTTCTGGGTTTCTTAGCATTATTTCGCTGCCTTTCATTGAACGTTTTAGATGAAATAATACTTTCTATTTCTGGGTACATTACCTCCCTGAGTGAATCGGCATATACATCTTCAAATAAAGTCTTCGCCATATCTTTACACCCTTGACTCTCAAGGAATAACGCAGAAGTAAATTTCTTTTCAAGGTCTGGCCGAAGACGTGTTCCATATTTTTCAGCAAATTGGAAAGCTGCAAGCTCCCCCCATTTATCCTTTATCTCATTATGAGTATCAGCATATTCATCATCTAAACTAAATACTCGGCCATCTTCATAATCATCCCTGTCAATGGTCAAAATCCGGGCTATTTCTCTCAAATCCCCGCGGCTAATATTCGATGTATCGAAGGCCCCTTTGGATTCATTCCTAATAATTGAATCAATTGCTTTCAAGTAATGATTCATGCCTTGCACTCTCTTTCATCATTATTAAAATACATAAAAAGCATTCTGCGCTTGTCCTCATCAGTCATAGCACTCATAACCGCCAGTAACTGAGTATCTAGATTGCCCGTTTTCTCTACTATTCCGGCATGCTCCAGAATAGCGTGCTCAATTTTCTTGGCTGGTTCCTGCAATTCATCAGCAGAGAAATGTAAATATCCTTGGGTAACATCCGCACTACGCAATGTCCGATGATTCATCAGCCGTTTTAGGATATAAGAGCCAACACCCACCAGCTCCGCCACACTTCCGAAAGTACGCCGAGCATCATGACAGGTAAATTCAATCGGGGATTCCGCGCCATTCTTGGCGGTGTCCGCACTTATTCGGCTTATAACTCGTCGCGGCTCCTTAATAATGCCGCCCTTAGCTCCGGGGAACACATACAGCTCCTTATCGCGGCGCAAAGTTTTACGACGCTGAAATATGGCATGGAGAGTGCCCGTTATCGGTAATTCCAGCGGATCACCGTTCTTTGTTTCATCTATCCAAAAATAATGGCCACTTAAATTTATTCGACTCCATTCTAGGCCGAACACCTCAGAACGGCGCAGCCCGGTAAATAGCGCAACATCCAACGCGTCACATACAGCAACCGAAAAATCATCCCTCATGCTGGTGGATTGCTCCCGGATATAGGCAACAGAAGCCAGCCAGCGAGAAAGCTCATTATTGCGTATACGACTCGTTTTTCTTGTGGTTCCATGCCATTTTCGTTTACTGCTCAATACCATAGTAGGCGGATCAGGTAATAGCCTCACCCCTTCCGTATTCCGGTAGTGGTCATGTGCATATCGATACACGGCTCGCAGTACTCGCGCCCACAAATCAGACTGGGCTTTACTGCCTGACGCAACACCGGAACGCTGTGGTGCCTTACCAAACCATACCGCACCTTCGGTAATTGCCTTGTGTCGATTCTCTACCTGGTCACGATCAATCGAGGCTAAGGGCTTTTTTAGCCAATCACCGGAAAAATTAGTCAGGATACCTAAATACTGTTTGGAGGTAGCGTTCTTTATTCTGGAACCTCGTGATTTTATATACTGAGAAAACGCCGCTTCGAGTGAAACATTTCTATGTGTATCTTCGCGGCGGGTATCGTTCGGATTCTTTCCAGTACGCACCAGTTGCCCAAGGTGATCGGTTGCCATTTCTCTGGCCTGATCCACGGTTAACTCTGGAAATTTCCCCAGAGTTACGCGTATGAATTTACTATCCCGATACCGAGCAACACAGAAAGATTTCACCCCCGTAGGGGTAATACGGAGGCATAAACCTTGCACAACACTGTCAGCAAACTCTAACCGTTTGATTGGGTCAGGCATGATTGCAAGAAGTGCGGCCTTCGTGAATCTTATGATTTCCAATCTATCCCCCACCCCGGGGATATGCCGGGGATATTTCATATAGGTAATTATGGGTAATTCTAGGTCATAATAGGCGGATAGGCGTAGTAATAAATTACTGATTTTTCTACAACAAGTAATAATAGTGATTTATATCACTCAAAACTCATAATCGCTTGGTCACTGGTTCAAGTCCAGTAGGGGCCACCAAATTTTAGCTGTTAAATCAGCACATTAAGCCAACTTTCGAGTTGGCTTTTTTGTTGATTGAAATGGCGATGGCGATAAAATGGCGATAGATATTTTAGTTATCGGTTAATTAGGGCGAAAAAAACCCGCTTGCGCAGGCTTCGTTTAAATCCACAACACTCCTTGATTGGTTCGACTTGGATGTGGTGGAGCTGGTTTGGTTTCCCCCGGCGATACAATGATCCGATCTACTGTTTCGTGCGTGGCGAAAGTACAACTGCAATTTATTGGTGATAACGTTCTTTCGTTTGTTCACTCAGGTAACGGCTAGACCGAGCATATGCAGCGGTCTTACAAAGCGGGCAATGCATCATACTCGAATCCCCTCCTCTCTCTGCTTATCCAAGTATGATAATACCGTAAACGCATGCAAATTAGCCTTAAGTGAATAAAGTTAGAATGAGAACACTTATTGTGAACTCACTCGGCCTCATAAGTGACATCAGACAGCAACACTTCGAGAGATAATTGAGTGGTGTAGCCGCTGTTGCTCAGGCTGTGCGCTACCTTGCTGATTAACCACGTCAATCTCCATCACGACTTTGCCATCAATGGTCAGCTTGTAATAAGTGCATTGTGTGGACACCTTGGTTTCAGTGTCTTCCCCTTGCTTGGACTCACCGCCATCAATCTCTTTATGGCGGCCACGGATCTCGACCTCTACCGCTGTGACTTCGCCAGTATCGTCACGCTGGTAAGCGCCAGAAAAACGCAACGGAACCGCGTCAACTTTGGGTGCGCCCCATTGCTGCAACACAAACTCGTCAAGGCCACCCATTGCCCACTCCATCGCCAGCGCGTCATCATCCAGCCCCAAATCAATCGGCGCTGCGCCATTCATCCCGCCGCCCCGGTAGTTCTCCAGTTTGCGGGTCAGTTTCGGCAGGGTGATGGAGGAGACGATCCCCATGTAATCCCGGCCATCGTTAAACAGGTTCATCAGTTTCAGCTTACGTGGCAGTGCCATAGTTCAGGTTTCCTTAGCTGTTGACGGCAGCGGCAAAGTTCACCAGATATTTATCGGTGATACGCTGGCGAAGAGTTAAATCTTCCAGTGGTGGCACTGGGGTGTAGTCGTAATCAATAAACAGCTTGCCCGCTTTTAGGGTGTCTTTATCGTTGGCGCTGTCGTCATACCAGCAAGTACCGTCAATAATCAGCCCGGCGGATTTCATTTCGCGGAACTTGGCGTTGATGCTGCCAATCATGTCTTTAACCAGTGTCGGGTGCATCGGGCGGTCAATCGCCCACAATTGTGCCTCGGCCATGGTGTCAGCCAGAATTTGTGCGGTGCGGGTGTAGTTCTCAAAAGCGAACAGTGGATCATCGGAGCAGGTACGCGACCCCCAAAACTTGAAACCGTCTTTGCGCACAAGGGTGGTTACACAGGCTTGGTTGAGCAGGTCGGCGTCAGTGCCAACGGTCTGTAAATCCCTGTAGACGCTGGCAGAGATACCGGTCACGCCATTCACGCCGACGTTAGACAGGGTTTTATGCCATCCCGTCTCTTGGTCAATCCACGCGAACGACAATGGTGACCGGGCGGGCCTGCTCCGCAATCGCCAGCAATGACGCGGCCAGTGTGCCTTTTTTACCGGCTTTACCGGCGGCGGCCAGTACGTTGGTAATCAGTACCGGGGTGTTAAGGGGGAATGTTGCCGCGTCGGCATCATCGCTGGTACAGACCATGCCGATAATGGCGGTGGAAACAGTGGAAATAACGCGAGTACCGTCGTTGATTTCGATGACGCGCGCGCCGTGATGATAATCACTCATGGATTAACTCTCTGTTGGTTGAGGGTAGAGAGTATGGTGACGGCAATTTGTGCGGGTGGCGATTGATGAGGGTTGGGTGGCGAATGGCACAACGAGAAAACTATAAAACGGGTAACCACTTTACGCGATATAGAGTGGTTACCATTAACAGGAAAGTGATTTTTCTATCCCGCGTGTGACGTTTTTTTTCGTGTTCTGAACTTATAAAATCCCTTCATAATAAACACATAAGCTAGCGATGCGACAATAATATCGAGAACCAGCATTGCCGGGAAATAGATATCTTCGGGGTTACTGAACCCCAAAAACTCTGAGATACTGAACCAGTGCTGTAACTGGCTCTCAGGCATCGGATAGGGGTAACTATGGATATACTTAACCGCCAGTATAAACAGGCCGATAAAAAATAGTACCTTCAATAACCTACGGACAAGTGTTGCCATACGTCACCACCTCAATACCCCCATAGGCCATCAATTTAGTTCCATTAACTGTAATGGTTTGTGTGTGGAGTAGGGCTTGGCGCAGCACCTGAAAATCGGCAGCATGTTGTAACGTGATACACCCCATAGAAACCCCCATCGGGCCGATGGGGTGCAATCTGAAATTTCCACGTTCAACATTATTGATCCAAGTGTAATCGTCAATTTTCCCATCATCACGGTACAAGCCAAACCATTCATTATGGTCAGTCGGCGCATGGGTAAACTTGGTGGGGAAATCTTTCATTGCGATATTAATGCGGGTTTTAACTCCGTCTTTAGGGCGCTCAACAATCCAGTAGCGCCCCTCGGGTAATGGCCCGTTATCAGGGACCAT